AGAGAACATCCGCGAATGGATTCATGTGGACGATCACAATAAATCTATTCTGGAAATCACAGAGGGGGGTAGGGCTGGTTATCGTTACAATATTGGATCAAAGGTGGAGAAGACAAATCTAGAGATGATTGTTGACATTTCCGAAATTCTTGGTAAGGTAGCTGATATTGAATACGTGGAAGATAGAAAGGGACATGATTTCCGATATGCGATTGATAGCCTCAATTACCGTAGGCAATTTGAATTGCGGGATCATTCCGATGCTTTGAGAGAGACAGTCGAGTTTTATAAAGAGAGATATTCTACTAAATAATAGAACAATAACAAAATAACTGATGGAAAATATTAAAGAGAATGTAGTAAAAGCACGAGTTGAAAAGGGATGGAGTTATCCCATGATCTTCGACACGTATGGAGTTCCCAAAAGCACGGCGCAAGATTGGTGTCGCAAAGCTGTTGAACAGCCCGATGAACAACCAATCATTGGATATGTTAAGGATAATATTAAAAAATTACCATCTCCTAAATTTAAGAGAACGGAAGATGAGGTAATGGATTTTATCAATCAACTGGCACCAATCAAAATCCCTAATTTCACTTTTAACAAGAAGAAATCTGAATTTTCTGATTATGTAGTGGTTTGCTCTGATCTCCACTTCCCCTTACAGTGTGATAAATCGATTTCAATTCTGTTTCAGGTGATTGAAAAATTGAAACCTTCTACCATAATCATTAATGGGGATAGTTGTGATATTCTAGCATTGTCGAGATATCCAAAAGACATTTTGAATAACTATTCCTTGATGCAAGAACGAGTAGCTTATCATGAGTTTCTTTACAAGCTGATTGAAATCAGTGGTGGGGCTAAAATTTTTGAAACAAATGCGAATCACTCTTCTGGTGGTCCAGAATCCAGATGGAGACGATATCTATCGGAACGCATCCCAGAGCTTGGGTGTCTTCCCGAAGTGTTGGAGGCACTGTCTTATGAAAATATTTTTCTTGGACCATTTAAGGAATATGTTGAATGTGTTGATTATGTAGATTTGAATGGTCTATATGTAATGCATGGAACAACAGTTAGAAAATCTCCCGGTAGCTCAGTGATGGGGGAAATGGAGAAGTATAGGGCATCTATAATGATGGGACATGTTCATCGTTTGGGTAGCGTATCGATGAGACAGCCAGCAATAGGACTTAGGGAAGAGAAGCAACTATTTGGATACGAAATTGGCTGTATGTGCGACCTCAATCCAATTTATGCAAGTTCTCCGAATTGGACTAATGGGTTTGCCATTATAGCTACTGGTGGAGATACTTTTGGAGTGGAATTGGTGTCTATTATTAATGGTAAAGCTACCGTGTCAACTTTAGGTGAAACGCTCGTAGCGTGATGGAATCGTTTTTAACATTTTTTGAAAGGCGTGAGCGCAATCCCCTTCGCAAAAGGGAATTGGAGCAACAAGGTGTTATTGATAATGACAAGTGGGTGGATCAACAAGCGCAAACCCTTTCTCCCGAAGAAAAAAAGGAAATTAGAAACCTTTCAAGAAGGAAGGCAACATCTCCTGATTCTGTTGCAGATTTCAAGCAAAAATTGGTAGATGATAAAAGACGCAAATTACAGGCTGATTATCTCAAGGGTAAATCCTCGTTTGATGATAAGAAGCTGGTTGGTCAGGTAAGAAGGATCAAAATTTATGCAGATCAATATGTGGAGAATCTTGCTCGGTCAAAGAAAAAAATGATCGAGTCAGTGGAAATACTGCTACGGGATTATAAAGATGTTCTTCCAACCAGAGGGAGGGGTTTTGTGATTATTATCAGCAATTCCAATAACAACCCAAATTTTATCAAACTTTGGAATTTGGGAAGCAAGGAAAGTGCGGGAGCATTCTATCATCAGAACAAAATTTACATTGATGAAGATACAACAAAATATCCCGATATTTTATTACATGAATATGCCCATCTATTGGCTGATCGTGTATCAAAACAGGTGGTTCCCATGTTGCGGAGGGAATATGAGAAAATGATTAATGACTTTTTCACCATGCTTATGGGTAAGAGAACCAGAAAAAAACATCTTCAAGGAGAGAAAAACGCCTTCAATCGGAAAGTGATTACCAAAAAGCTGAACATTCCCGATTTGGAAGATGGGGAAGGATATGGAGCCACTAATTTCGATGAATGGTTTGCCGTGACAATCCAAAAATGGAAAGAAATTCCCAACAACAAGGCGACATATAGGTTTAAACAGATCATGAAAAAAATAATTAATAGGTTGTGATGAGTGAGAAATACGAAGCGGTGATTGGGGGTTATACCTTTTTGATGAAGGATGACAATGTAATTGAGGTGTGGGTAGATTTGGATGCTGAATATCCAGAATCTTTCATTTATTTGCGAGAGGGGAGCGTTTTGACTAGAAAAGACTTTGAGATTGAAGCGATGGACTGGACTCTTAAAAACTAGACTACAATATAAAAATATGAAAAAAGAAATTAATACACAACGTCAAAGCTCATCCACCCGCCCACTACAAACTCCGAATCCAAAGAAGAACGCTCCAGCGGGTTGGATGATGCGGCTTGTTGTGCTTCTGATTTTATTGGCGGGATGGTCGTGTGCCTACTGGAATCGAACCAGTCGCCCCCATTCTCTGACGGTCACTACCAGATTTGAGTTCAACCTGTGCTACTAAGCCAACCATTGGAGACACACGATTATGAGGGCAACCACCGATAGCATCACCGAAATCCATCCTAAAGCGTCCGTAAACGCTTTGATTATGTTAGAAGTTGGGCAAACAACTTCTTCGGCAATGCGGCTGTGTATGTATGTTACTGTCTTCATATTTGTCATATTTGTTATTTCTATTTGTTCGATAAGTTGAATCGTTGAGGATTCAACTGCAAATGTGACTCCATAGGAAGGCGTAGTAGCACAGGGAACTCCACATTCTTGGTAGCAGCCGCCGAGATTGATATTAAAAACCGAGCCGGATGCCTTTCTCTTGCTTCTGAAATGCTTCAAAATCACGGGTCATAAACAAAAATCCGCTCGCATCGGAAGGAACTTCAAAAATTGCTGAAAAGCTTTTCGGTAATCCCGAAGGGAGCTGCTCCATGGTCATTCCAGTTTCATTCTCTCCCAGATACATCTCAAGATCATCCATCTCTTCAAATTTTCTACCTTTGGAATCACGAACAGATGGTGTAAACAATACTTGTTGTTCTTCTGAAGTGTTGTTTGTGACTTTGTAGCGAACGTAAATAAACTTCCCCTCACTACGCTTCGCATCTACAAAATCCCCGCCGCCTAATACATTACCAAGTTCTTTTGCGGAAACAACCTCCCACTCTGAATCATTCATTTTTACTTTATCACCAATGCTTGCGACTGATTGTTGATTGCGGGGGGATTCTTCTTTTACAGGTTCTGATGTGACGCTATCGGATGAAGTTGAATCCGCAACGAATTCCTCATTATCTGTTGAATTATTAGAAGACCCACCAGAACCAGACTCAGAAGCGGCGACTGCTCCTGCTGTAGTGATGATTGGTGCAACTACGAGGAAAATCGGGGCTGCAATCAGACTGACAAGCAAAATGGATACACCTTGAAGTGTCTTCCCCTTACTGAGTGTCAGAATCCCCATGATGAAAGTCACCAATAGAATCGGAGCGGCGACGATCCAAGTGAGAAAACCGATACCGGGAATCAAAGCTACAAGGCAGGTAAATCCGATCATCAACCAACTCGCCAGTATCAGTTTCTTTGGATTGTGTGGGGTCGCTTGCGGTGCTTGCGAAGCAGAATATGTTGAGACTTGCTGTTGTGGTGATGGTGCGACAGATCTTGGTGGCGGGGGGGCTTGAACTGACGGCGTTGATGGCAACCCCAACATCTCTGAAATGGGCTTCCAATCCGCTGTGCCTTCGATCCATGCCATCGTAGAAGGCTGAATCCTACCTTCTTGTAGATAGAGTCTGACCTTTTCTTCTGTGAATGGCCCTACCTGTTCGTTGTCGTGGTGTAAATATATATTGTCCATGGTATTGTTTTGTTGGGTGAGATCACTAAATAAGAGTGTATGAAAGATAAAACAGAAATCAGTGAAGGTCGTTGGGTTACTGCTGAGTGGTTGGAGCATCTCGATTGGTTGCGGCGGGAAGTGTGGCCTCAAGAAACTTCATACGACGCTCAAGATCGTCTCCCAAAGGAAGAATCCGGTCAAAGCTCATCCACGGCGGATGGCACTCCCGAAATCAATCCCAAGGTTTTCCCGCCGTTGGATGAAGCGTCTTGTTCGGCTTCTTATTTTATTGATTATCGGGTGGCATTCACACAATCTGTTAAAGCGGTTAGGGAAGAAACCAATCAAAATGCTATCGCATATCTAATTAACAACGGATGGATTCCCCTTAAAGTTGTCAATATTGATAGAAAATTCCCGAAATATGCCTTGGGTTGTGTGAATATGAATCATTACGATTATGATATGGTTATTGCAGACCAAATGGCTTGCCTAAAACATACACAATCGTTTTATCATCGGTGTCTGGTGTTCGCCTCTCAGATACGAGGAGCAATCTCCAACCTTTTGATGTGTAGGTCTTAACATCCGCGTTATCACAGGTTTCAATTACGGATTCTATGTCTTGGTATTGGTGTTCTTCTTTCATCTTTAATTTTGTATGATATTCAATTTCTGCCGAACCCTTAGCACACATACGCCAGCCTGTGCTACCAAATTAATCACACGGATGGTGGGCGTTATGTGATGCGCCGTGTTGACTTTCTTAAAAACTAGACTACAATCGTTCCATGACTAAAATCGAATTTACCGATGAACACCTTCGGGTGATGATGACTGCTCTGGAAGTGTATTCCAGATTGAGAGCAGGACAGATCAGGATCGCCATTGATGAGGCGTTTCGGGATGTGGGATTGTCTTGGAAAGAATTGGAATCCATTGAAACATTTGTGCGGGGTATTCTGTATCCTGAACCTCCCCAATTGAAATATGATGGACATGGGGGTTATTATGACCAATATGGATGCACCTATGGAGAGAATGGGGAACGTGATACGGAAGTAACTTGGGAAGAGAAAGAGCGTTTGAAGCGCGGTCATCTACAAGGTAATCATGGAGTGTTACACGAAGAGATGATCCGTGGTGGAGGAACATTGGCATACGAAATCTATTCCACGTTGCGTCAATATGTCTCTCTAAAAAACAACGATGGTTATGAAGGTAATGGTGTAAATTATCGTAGCCCTCTTCAAATCACCAAAGTTCCCCTACCAGTGATTGAAGGATTCTCCGCTGAAAAGCGATTTCCCATCAAAGGCAAGGCTATTGTGGATAAATTGGATAAAGCTCAAGAAACCAAAGATTATTCCAAGGTTTGGGAAGTGGTTGGGGAATACCTGAAACGGAAATATCCCGAATTGAATGGATATTCTCACGCAAGGATTGATAGGGAAGATAATCATTATGTGGTGATTGTACAAGGAGCAAGGAAAAAAGATGAAACAAGTAATTTTGCTTAGAGGCGCATCGGGGAGTGGAAAAAATTCGGTATCTAAGCTCTTTGGTGGAAACACCACGTGTTGCTCTGCTGATGATTACTTCACTGATAATTGGGGTAATTATAATTTTGATCCCAATCTTTTGGGAGTTGCCCATAGAACTTGTCAGGATAAATTTCTTAACGCATTGGATGATTCCGATATTGACACCATTATCGTAAACAACACAAACACTAAAGAAAAAGATTTTAAATTTTATATTGACGAAGCGGAAAAGCGTGGTATCATGGTGTTCTCGCTGGTGGTGGAGAAACGTCACAATGGTATCAATTCTCATGGAACACCGGATCATGTGATTGATCGGCATGTGGAGAATATTAAAAATAGCTTAAAATTAAAATAATTATGACAGAAGAACAATTGAAAAAAGACTTTGAGCAATCCTCAAAATTCATCCAAGACTTATCAATGGATTACACTTGGATTGAATGGGGAGAAGGATCAATGAGCATATCGGATGTTCCCAAGGGATGGGAAAAAATCATTCGCAATCTCTTTGGAGCAATCAACCAGTATTCCAAAACGGAAATCCATTATCTGGAAGACACTTGGGGGAAGCGTTTCAAATTCTGGTGGAATAAAAATATGTATAAAGCTGCTAGATTTGTCGGCAAGATTACGAAACCAACTCAACGTCTATATCCAAGTGATAAGCCACAAATGATTTTTCCTGAGATGCAAAAAAAGATTGAAGCGACTATTTGGTGGAAAGCTGAATATAAAATCCAAAAATTTTTTTATAAATTACGTTTTAATCTCACGAAATATGAGAGAACACGATATCCCAAAGCAGTCACTATAGAACAAATCAAACAGAAAATGGATTTGCGTATCTACACCAGTGGGGGAGATGATATCATTAAAGGTATGATTCGGTTGGCGGAATACCAAGCATCGAAGACATGTGAGGTGACGGGCAATGCTGGTGTATTCTGTGTCAATAAACGTGGATGGTATCGGACTTTATCCAAGGCAAAAGCCAAGGAATTGGGGTTCATTTCGGCTAAAAATTAGGATACACTCATTGATATGAATAATTCAAACACACCCATATACATAACGACAGATTCCCACGGGGAGTGGGATGCGCTATTCCGCAAGTTGGAACACCTACAGATAGAGGATTGCGTTCTCCTACATGTGGGCGATTTAGGCGTTGGGTTTAAATCACCTGATAAACAACATAGGGAGATTGAGCTTCTAAACAATCGTTTCAAGAAGCGTAACATTCAATTCAAAGGAGCGAGGGGCAACCACGATGATCCCAAATACTTTCTTGGCACTGTTAATCATTCTCATTTTGAATTGATACGTGATTATTCCTACCAGACATTCAATGGGGAGAAGTTCCTATTTGTTGGGGGTGCGGTGAGCATTGATCGTCGTATTCGTGTTCCCAATATGTCATGGTGGGAGGATGAAGCATTTATTCTAAAGCCTGAATTGGTGGATAAGGTGGATGTTTTAATAACGCATTCTGCTCCAAATTGGATCGGGGATTTTTCGAAGCAAGGGATCGCTGGATGGTGTGAGAAAGACCCCACACTTTGGGAAGAATGTGTGAAGGAACGGGAGGACATTGCCAAGCTAATAGAACTTTGTGGAGCTAAAAAGCATTGGTGTGGTCACATGCACCAGTCACACTTCGCATCTCACAATAATTGTGATAGTAGGATTTTAGACATTCTTGAAATGGTGGAGCATCGTTAAAAACTAGAATACAATCAAATTATGAAAACAATACTAATATTACTAATGACAATTAACCTTGGGTTCTCCCAAGAATACGGAATTGCTTCCCATTACTCAATTCGCACAAATGGGGGGACGCATACAGCGAGTGGAATCCCCCTGAGAGATGATTCATATACATTTGCACATAAAACTCTACCGTTTGGAACAATTGCTAAGATCACTAATCTATCGAATGGTAAAAGTGTGATGGTTCGCGCCACAAATCGCGGGCCATACATTCGGGGACGAATTGTTGATCTATCCCAAGCTGCTGCCAGTAAGCTTGGTTTCCTGAAAAACGGGATTACCAAGGTGCGGGTGGAAGTGGTTAAGAGAGGGGATGGCAAGACTTACTTTGAGAAATAAAATGAAGAAAAAAAAATATTATTTGTTGGTAACTGCCAGTGATAGAATGGGTGGTTCTCCTAGTATGGACTATATTGAGGAGTCTGAAATATCTGAAAATATGTTGGATTGTCCATATTATTCCATATATAAAGAAATTGATAAGAAGGAATTCCCAAACAGTTCTGATGGGGATATGTTGAAACAAGTCAAGAAAGAAATCGAATATCTCCAAGATGTTTTAGGGGAGATTTCGGCAGTAACACAGTGGAATTGGGATACGATGTCAGAAGAAGGTCGAAAAAATTGTTTCAAATTGATTGAATCACTTGCTATCGAAGCTCTTAAAAACTAGACTACACTACGGATATGCAAAAAATATACGTTTTAAAATATGGTGGCATTGGACGGGATGGTGTCATCATGGAAGCGTTTAAAACCAAAACATCTTTTCGTAAACATGTCCGTATGGAATATCCAGAAGCAATAGGTAGAAATAGAAATAAATCAAACGAACTTTATTGGGAGTGGGGTAATCATGGAGAACCTGATGGGGGATGGATCATGGGAGAAGAAGTAGAATTACGTTGAAATTGTTGGGTTTTGAATTATGAAAGATAAATGCTTCAACTGTAATCGTGATGCGGTGTGGTCTTACATGCCGGGAGAGGAATATGCCTGTGATGAATGCGTCCCCCGTGGATGCTCTTGCAATTTTGAGCCAAAGGATGGGGATTGGGAAAATGACGACCTGAACAATTGGGAAGAGGTTGTGGGAAAAGATGGAAGGAAATATCCATGCTGTGAATGGATGACAATTTAAAAACTAGACTACACATTCCCAATAAACAGGAAGCGAAAGCCATTAGACAGGAAAAGGGGAAATTGAAGAAAAACCGATAATGAAATTACCAAGCAGAGAAGAATTATTGAACAGGTGGCTTACCATTCAACACTCGGTAAATAGTATCTATTTGTTTTTGCTGTTTATGGTAAAAAATATTACTACAAACTGGACATTTTTCTTCTTTCATATATATACTTATACCAGACATCCATTCAAACAATGAATATTAATAAAAAAACATTAAATTTTTTACAAAATCTTCCAGAAGGTTTTTCAGCAAAAAGAAAAACCATGTTTGGTAAGAATATGGTGTTGATAACTCCAACAGATATTAAAACAAAATGGAATAAAGATAGTGAGATGTTTCGCAGTTGTATCTTTGATGAAGATACTGGCAAAATTTATAGTATGGGATTCAAGAAGTTTTCAAACTTCTCGGAGAATCCAGATTTTCAACCATGGGACATTTCTTGGAAATTTGAGGCGCGTCACAAAATAGATGGATCGTTATTATTAATTTCTAAAGTTGATGGTAATATTTTAGCGAGAACCAGAGGGGTTTTTGATGCTAGAGAGCATGAGACAGGAGATGAAATAGATGGACTCATTCAGAAATATGAAGGTCTTTTTGATAACAAGTTCATAAATTCTGAAAATTACACAATCCTCTGTGAACATACAACCCCGAAAAGAATCATCGTTTTGCGAGAAAGTGAAGAGCCAAAATTAACTCTTCTGGGAATTATTAGCCACGAGACGTTGGAATATACCCCACAATTTGTTCTGGATTCATTTGCGATAGTCGTGGAAATTGAACGCCCGAAAAAATATGAATACGTTTCAATCTCGGAATGTATTGCAGATGTAGCGGCTTGGGTTGGAAAGGAGGGAGTGGTCATCCATTCTCCTGATTATCAGACATTGAAGAAGATCAAAGCGGAACAATATTTGGCATTACATAAAATCTGCACTGGTATTAGAAGCATTTCCAATGTTTTGGATGTGTTTATTGAATCGCCACGATTTGTGGAATACCAAGATTTTTATAATTTCGTATTGACCACGATTGACTACGAGGTGGCAGAGAAAATCAAAGATGATATTGCCAAAGTCACCGAAGCATACGGCAAGTTTATCCATTCGGTCAACACCATTGAACGTGCCATGGAATACATCTCCAAGCTGGACTCCCGTAAGAAGCAAGCAATGGCTATTCAGGAGCATTGGGACG